TTCATGCTGGAGATTGCCAGCGCAATGTTGACCAAGAGAGGTGGCTGATATGGACTGGCTCAAGCAGATTGCACCAACGATTGCCACCGCTTTGGGTGGTCCTCTTGCCGGTATGGCTGTGTCGGCCATCTCCAAAGCCGTTGGCGTGGACGAAGACAAAGTCCAAGACATGATCTCCAGCAACAAGCTCAACGCCGATCAAGTGGCGCAGCTTAAGATGGCTGAGATTGAGCTTGCAAAACAAGCGCAGGAACTGGGGCTGAACTTTGAGAAGTTGGCTGTTGAGGACCGCAAGAGTGCGCGTGAAATGCAGGCCACGACCCGTTCGATGATGCCGCCAATTCTGGCCGGCGCCGTGACTTTGGGATTCTTTGGCATCATGGTTATGATGTTTTTTAATCAAATCGACAGCAGCAACCCGGCCATCTTGATGATTGCTTATTATTTTGGGTCGTCTGCTGGGTCACAAGCCAAGACGGATCTGCTCACAAAAAACACGGGGAAATGACATGAAAGAAAACTGGGACGAGGCGCTCAAGCACATCCTTCATTGGGAGGGTGGATACGTCAATCATCCTGACGATCCTGGAGGGATGACCAATCTGGGGGTGACAAAACGTGTTTGGGAAGAATGGTCAGGCAAACCGGCCACTGAGGCCGACATGCGCTCGCTCACCCCGGAGATGGTTTCTCCGCTGTACAAAAAGAGGTACTGGGATGCTATTCGCGGCGATGATCTTCCTGCTGGTGTTGATCTGTGCGTGGTTGACTGCGCCGTTAATGCTGGCCCTGGCCGGGCTGCTCGGTTTTTACAGCAGGCGGTAGGGGTTACGGTGGACGGCCAGATCGGTCCCGGCACTTTGAAAGCTGTTGCATCGCATGATCCAAAAGAGATCATCAAAAAGTTCTGCGACCTGCGCGAGGCTCACTACAAGAGCCTGCACACATTTGCCACCTTCGGCAAGGGCTGGATGCGCAGGCTGGACTCCACGGAAGCAGACTGCATCGGCATGGCTTAATTATGAGTTCCGCAGTCAAAACTGACCCCTCAAAGTGGAAGAGGATCGTCTCCCAGGTCAAGGCCAGCGGGAAAGGTGGCTCTCCTGGGCAATGGAGCGCCAGGAAGGCCCAGCTTGCCACGCAGAAGTACAAATCGTCAGGGGGGGGTTACAAAGGCCCCAAGAAGGCGGATAATTCGCTTTCGCAGTGGACGAAAGAGGACTGGGGCACAAAGTCTGGAAAGCCGTCCACACAGGGTTCCCAAGCAACCGGCGAGCGGTATCTGCCCAAAAAGGCACGAGAGAAGTTAACACCTTCTGAATACGCGGCAACAACGCGAGCCAAGAGAGAGGGCATGCGCCAGGGCAAACAATTTGTCCCGCAGCCCGACTCCATCAAAAAGAAGGTGTGGTGATGACCGTAGCCGCAGTCATGACGTACAACAGCTTGGTCAACGACATCCAGACGTATCTGGAGCGTACCGACCAAGCCACCCTGGACAAGATTCCCCAGTTCATCATGCTGGCGGAACAGATCATTGCCGCCGATCTGAAATTCCTGGGCAACATCCAAGTGGTGACCAGCCAAATGGTTCAGGGTGCCAACGTGATCGCCAAGCCGGCGCGTTGGCGCAAGACGGTTTCAATGAACGTCACGGTGGCGGGCAAGCGTCAACCGGTGCTGATCCGCAGCTACGAGTACATCCGCGAGTATTGGCCAGATCCGGCGCAGGAGGATGCCCCGAAGTTCTTCTGCGACTACGACTACGAGCACTGGCTCGTTGGCCCGACGCCCGATGTCGCATACAACTACGAGGTGCTGTACTACGAGCGCGTGCAGCCGCTTGACTCAGCAAACCAGTCCAACTGGTTCACGCAGTACGCCCCCCAGGCGCTGCTCTATGGCTCCCTGCTCCAGGCCATGCCGTTCCTCAAGAACGACGAGCGCATGCCAATGTGGCAGGGCAACTACGACCGCATCATCCAAGTCCTGAAGGAAGAAAACATCACCAGGGTGGCTGATCGTCAGGCGATTGTGAGGGATTCATGAGCTTTACCAGCCCTTTCACCGGACAGGTGATCCAGCCGACGGACGTTTCGTTCCGCGCCATCACCTTGAGCGTCACCACGACCCTGTCCTGGCCGATCAACGGCAGCGACACGGACAACGCTGCCGCCAGGATCATGAACGTCACGGCCACGGCGGGCAGCTTGCTGCTCAAGATGCCGCCAGCCAACCAGACCTCTGTCGGTCAAGATGCGCTGATCCGCAACGTCGGGGCAACCACCTTCACGGTTGCAGACTACAACGGCAACACCATCGTCGCCGTGGCCTCCGGCGAGGCCAAGTACATCTACATCACGACCAACGCGACTGAGGCTGGCACCTGGGGCATCATCTCCTTCGGCGTGGGAAGCTCGAGCGCAGACGCTGCGACCCTTGCTGGGTATGGCCTGAAGGCCATCTCTACGACCCTCAATCAGTCTCATACGGTTCAGACGTTCTCAAACAACTACACCGTTTTGGACACTGACCGGGCCGCCTCCTACGTTTGGACGGGCGGCTCTGGAACTTTGAGCTTGACTGCCGCAACGACCCTTGGCAACGATTGGTTCTTCATGGTGCGCAACGGTGGCACCGGAACCCTGACGGTAACTCCCGCTGGAGGCTTGATCAACGGTGCCGCGAGCATTGCCTTGCAGCCTTCTGATTCTGCCTTTGTGGTGTGTTCTGGGGCTGCCTTCTTCACGGTTGGATTGGGCCGCAGCACGCAGTTCAACTTCACGCAGTTGACCAAGGCGGTTGTTTCGGGTTCGTACACCTTGACGGCGTCAGAGGCATCCAACGTGGTGCAAAAGTACACCGGCACTCTGTCCGGCAACGTGACGGTCAACCTGCCCCAAACGGTTCAGGTGTACTACATCACCAATCAGACTGACGGTGGTGGATCTGGGTATCAGATCACGTTTACCACTGGATCTGGTGGCGCGACGGCAACCATTCCAGCCAATCAGCAGGTTATCTTGCTGTGCGACTCTGTCAACTTGCTCAATGCCTCGACGATTGCTGCCGGCGCTGTCAATGTGTCGTTGGTTGACGGCACTGCTGGTGCGCCTTCTCTCAATTTTGCAAATGAAACGTCAACCGGCATTTATCGTCCAGGGTCTGGCGAGTTTGGGATTGCCGTTTTGGGTGCAAAGTATTTTGGACTGACAACCACGGGCCTTTCTATCACCGGCACTGGCACGTTCAGCAGCGGCGTTCAAGGTGGGGCGTTCTAAATGACGCAGAAGGTTTTCTCGCTTGACACGCAGCCTGGAATCCAGCGCGATGGAACCGTTTACGACAAACTGTTCTACAACGATGGGCAATGGGTGCGATTTCAGCGTGGCCGCCCAAGGAAGATTGGTGGATATCGGGTCATCTCTGACGGCCTGAGCGGCCCTTCTCGAGGCATCTGGGTCAACTCTCAAGACGCCTTCAACTCAATCTTCAGCGGCTACGCTGACGGCTTGCAGGTTCTTGTGATTGACGACAACGGAGTTGGGGCCGGCGTAACCAACTTCACGCTGTCCAACTTCACCTCATCTCCTTTGAACCTTTGGCAGTTCGATGGCTTTTACGATGTCTCCGGATCTGGATTGCAGACGATTGTTGCCCACCCCGGAAGGAATCTTGCGGCGATTGACAGCACCGCTGACAGCCCTGTTCTGGCCGGCAACATCAACGGATCAACGATGTCCAAGGTCGGCGTTTTCACCGACTCGGCGACGACCGTAAATGGCAACAGCGTCATCACCCTGGCGGCGGCAAACCCCCTGATCGGTGCGGGCCAGACCGTGACCGGCGCAGGCATTCCTGCCAACACCACTGTGGTGTCTGTCTCGACGACCAGCGTGACGATCTCCAACAACGCCACGGCATCGGCTACGGTGACTGTCACGTTTGACAACAACATCTCTGTCTCTGGTGGGGTGGTGTCCCTTCACCCGTACCTGTTCGTGTATGGCAACAACGGGTTGATTCAAAACTGCTCGGCCGGCAACTTGCAAGACTGGGTTTCTGCGGACGCAAATGCGACCAATGTGGCCACCGGAAAGATCGTCCAGGGGTTACCCGTCAGGGGCGGCTCCAACGCGCCTTCTGGGCTGTTTTGGAGCCTTGACAGCCTCATCCGCGTGTCGTTCATCGGCGGCACCGGCACGCCCCCTCAGTTCTGGCGCTACGACATCATCAGCAGTCAGTCCTCAATCCTGTCATCCCAGTCGGCGATTGAGTACGACGGGATCTACTACTGGTGCGGTGTTGACCGTTTTCTCCTTTACAACGGCGTGGTCAAGGAGATTCCGAACAACATGAATCAGAACTACTTCTTCGACAACCTGAACTACTCTCAGCGTCAGAAGGTCTGGGTCACCAAGGTGCCCAGGTACGGCGAGATCTGGTGGTTCTATCCCCGTGGGGATGCGACTGAATGCACCGACGCCATCATCTACAACGTGCGCGAGAACGTCTGGTATGACGCCGGGCAGGCCCTGGGTGCGCGTCGGTCTGCCGGGTACTTCTCCCAGGTTTTTGCCTTTCCGGTCGCGGCCAATTGGGATGCCAGTGAAGCCGAGGCCGTTTTTGTGGCCACATTTAACACGACCTCTGGCAGCGAGTTCTTGTATCTGGACACCTACAACGTACAGATTGCCCTCAATCAGGTCATATCGGGATCGAATATCACAACGGGCACGACTGTTGTGGCCATCACCTCAAGCAACATCAAGACCCTGGGGGCGATTACGCCTGGGTCTGGGTATGTGGACGCCACATACACCAATGTTCCCCTCACGGGAGGCTCTGGATCGAACGCAAAGGCGACGATTTCTGTTGTTGGGGGTCAGGTTACGTCAGTGACTGTGACGGACCGTGGAGCCGGATACGAGGTTGGGGACAGCCTGAGCGCCAGCAACACCAATTTGGGAGGCACTGGGTCTGGCTTTGCGATCCCCGTGTCAGCCATTTATGCCCAGGGCGTTGAGATGTCTGACGCGGCCACGGGTAGCGGTGCGGTTTCGTTGACTTTTTCGACACCCGCTGGATTGGTTCGCTTGTACCAGCACGAGATTGGAACTGACGACATTGAAGGTCAAAATGTGTCGGCCATCCGCAGCTACTTTGAAACCAGTGACTTGAGCTTGACCGCTGGAGGCCCCTCTCAGGCCGCTCCTGATGGCTTGAATCGTTGGCTCAGGATCGAGCGTATTGAGCCGGACTTCTTGCAGTCTGGCGAGATGTCGGTCATCGTCACCGGGCGGCCTTTCGCGCAGGGGGAGGACAAGGACTCCGACCCGTACATCTTCGGGCCGAACACCGGCAAGATTGACATGCGCGAGCAGCGCCGAGAATTGCGCCTGCGGTTTATCTCTGATGTGGCCGGTGGCGACTATCAACTGGGCAGACTGCTCCTGAACGCCGAGGTGGGCGATGTGAGGCCATATGGCCCTTAATCCGGCTCAGGTCTATGACCCCAGGTATCACACCTTTGAGTCGTGGGCTTGCCTCATGGTCGAGTTGTATGCGGCACAGCAGCTTTCGATCCCCGACGCGAGCACCGATTGGAAGAAGTGGGGCAACGGCCTGGGCGCCATCGATGTGTTCGCCAACGAAGCCATCCCCATGACGGATGAGTTCGACAACTGGATGGACTGGGCTCAGGCCTTGGTGTCGGCGGTGAATCCTGCGGTTCAAACAACTTGAGACTGACATGGAATATCAAACAGAGGATCAGGAAATTCAGGAGGCGAACAAGATCGCCCTTGACTATTTCCGCAAGGTCACAAAGACAGAGCCTGAAGCTCAGGAGATGATGAGTAAGCTCGCCCGCGTTCTACAGGACGAGGGCGCGAAGATTGTGCATCTTGGCAATGTCCTGTTCTTGATTTTGGTTAGGAGCAAGGGTGTGGTTGAGGTTCACACCATTGGAGAGGAGAAGAGGCCAAGAGACATGGCCAATGACTTTTTGGAGTTGTCCAAGTACCTGAAAAACATCGGCGTGACGACTGCCTACACTTACGCCGAAGACGAAAAGTTCAAGAAGTTGGCCAAGATGGTTGATCTGCCGATCAATCAGTACAAGGCCGACTACGAAGGCAAGAAACTCAACGTGTTTGTGGTGGAGCTATAAATGCCAGCAGCCGTAGTAATGGTCGCACTCGGCGCCTCCGGCGCACTGGCCGCCATTGGTGGTTCGATTGCTCTGGGCATCGGCGCGACGAGCCTTGTGGGCACGGCTGCGGCCACCGCAATCGGGGCTGGGGTTGTCTCCGGTGGTCTTGCGGCGATCCAGGGCGGCGATGCCAGCGACGTTTTGAAGTCAGCCGTGCTTGGTGGCGTTACGTCATATGCCGGCGCGTCGATTGCCGGATCTGTTGCGTCGTCTGTTTCCGAGTCAATACTGTCTGGCGGCACCGAAAGCCTTGCGAGCAAGTCCATAGCGGACGCTATGGGTAGGGTCGCCGGGCAGGCCGTCAGTGGTGGCATCGTGTCAGGCACGGCGGCCGTATTGACAGACAAAGACCCGATTGATGCGCTGATCAAGGGCGGTCTTACCGGCGCTATGACCTCCGGCGTGATGGAGACCATCAACTACGCCGTCAAGGATGTGCCTGGATTTGGTCAGCCGGCCAACGCAATGGAGGCGGCTGCACAGCGAGCGGCCAAAGCCGCCCTGGCAACAACGGTCATGTCGGGCGGCGATGTA